CTTCTATTTCAAAATTTTGTTTTTGAATATAATTGTTTATACAACTTAGAATAGAAATTATAAGATTATGTATACTTTGTATTTCTTCAAAAGAATATTCTTGAAAATTTATATCATTGTATGGTGTAAATTCTCTTTCATAAGATATGTCTTTAAATATTTCTGATGTATCTATATTAGTCAAATTGTGGATTATTTTAACGTAAAGTTTATAATATTGTCCATACATCTGATAAATAAATAACTCAAATAAACTTTTATAATTACTAGTGTCCTTTTTTGTTAAGTTTATTTGGAAAAACAAAGTATCTAAAGACGTTAAATATTCTTCAGATTTTGTTGCTTGTTTTAGATATTGTTTGTAAATAGATTCTAAATTTTCGCATTTACCCTCTATTTCATTAATTATTCTAGATATGTCATTTTTAGAATCTTCTATTTCAATAAAACAGTTGGTCTCAGTCATTATTATAATTAAATAAAATATTAAATTATATTATAATGAGTTCTGACGCTTTAAGAGAATATATACCATGGGAAAATCATCATGAAACAATTTTTGTAGACTGGGCAGATAAAGCAGCTTGTTATAAATGGATGCATAACAAATCTTATTTAAAGTATTCTGCAAAACGAAATATGTTTACTATACCTGTAATTATAATGTCTACATTAACAGGGACTGCAAATTTTGCGCTAGAAAGAGTACCCGTAGAATATCAGGATACATGTTCTATAATAATAGGAAGTGTAAATATTTTAGCAGGTATTATAACAACTGTTGCGCAATTTTTAAAACTTAATGAATTAACGGAAAGTCACAGAACTTCTAGTATAGCATGGGATAAGTTTCACAGAAGTATAAGAATAGAACTTATAAAATCCCCCGAAGAAAGACCAGACATAAATTATTTTATTAAAACAGCTAGAGATGAATATGATAGACTTATGGAAACTTGTCCCCAAATAGACCGTGACATTGTAGAATCTTTTAGGAAAAAATTAACAACGGGTATAGATAAAAATGATGTTCTTAGAAAGATGAAAAATTATAACAGACTTATTAAACCAGAACTTTTTAATGAAATTTCTTCTTTAAAGGACGTTGTTTACAAACGAATTACTAAAAATGTAGAAATAAATCAAAGCGAAAGAAATAAACTTGAAAAATTAGCAATAGATCGCGAAAAATATAGAAGAAACTATACAAAAGTTTATGAATTCATTTCTACATTTAAGGATAAATATTCTAGACCTCCTTCCCAAGAAGAAATAATATCAAATCTTAAAGAAATAGATTTACCAGAAATACATATAATAATAAACGAGATTAACTTAGACCCTTAAAATAGTCTACTTAACAAATTACCTTCTACACCCAACCCTTCTGCCGTTTGAAAATATTTATTGTCTTTAAAAGTCCAGCTTAGATAAATAGCTAAAATAAGTATTAGTATTATTACAGCTAGTATACCTAAAAATTTAATTTTAGAAATTGCACACGATTTTTCACCAGAAGGGGGTTTTCCATCTATACATTCCGGTGGCCAATCAGTTTCCATGGCAGAAGAATAAAATATAAACATTAAAAAAGCTAAGACTAATATCATTACAAATATATGCCAATAATTTGCAATGTTGCCAATTGTTTGCGTACCGGATATGAATGAATTTAATACAGACATTATTATTAATGTAATATATAATTTTGCTAAAAAATAATAAACTTAAAATTATTTATTATATTAATAATAATAATGTCTCTCAGTGATCAGCAGAGGCAAAAATTGCTATTGTGTCTCGTTAAATTATCCTTAAAATCTGGGTTTGATTCTTTTGAAAAATTTAGAAAGTATAAAGAAAATAAAATGTGTTTTACCGGTTATAAACCTGTTTATCCAGATGTACAAATTATTTCAACATCAGACGATAAGACATACATTGATAATCTAAAAGTTATGACTGCACAAAATTTATATGATTCTAAAACTGGAAATATAATTAAATTAACAGATAAATTATCTAAAGAATTGAAAATATCCGAGCCTCCTATAGATTGGTGGGCATCAGAAAAATGGGACGGAATTCGTGCACTTTGGGATGGAGAAAAAATGATATCAAGAGGTTCAGGGGTTGGTAAACCCAAGGTTTATACTTTTATACCAGAATGGTTTAAAATGACTTTACCACCTGGTATAGCTTTAGATGGAGAAATATGGATAGGAAGAGGACTTTTTCAAAAAACAAGTAGACTTTCAACTATAAAACCTGGTAAAAGTTATACACAAGAACAAATCAATAATATATGGACAGGGGCTGAAGATCCTCCTGTTATATTTAAAGTATTTGATGTACCTGGCGAAACTACTCCGTTTGAACAACGAATGAGACTTTTACAAACAATAGTAAAAGACAGAAAAGCTTGTTGGGATAAATTAGAGTACCCTGGTAAAAAAATATTTCCACTTCAATTTACAGAACAGGTTAAAATTAAGTCAATGGAACAGCTCGTAAATCTTTATAAAAAACTCACATCAGAAGGCGCAGAAGGTATAATGCTACGCGCATCTGGTTCTCCATATGAAACAAAACGTAGTAAATACATGTTGAAATATAAGATAAAAGAAGACGCAGAATGTATAGTCAGGGGATACACAATGGGAGAGGGAAGACTTAAAGGACTTCTAGGTTCTTTGAACTGCGAAATTATAGTAGATTCCAAACCGTCTGGAGTGTTCACACAAATAGGAACGGGTCTTACAGATTCTCAAAGAGAAAACTATATTATTACTGGTCATCCAGAATCTATTCCTATTGGAAGTATAATTTCTTTTAGTTATATGGAGATGACAAAGGACGGTGTACCAAGACATCCTGTTTATCGTGGAATACGCGATGACATAGAAAAACCAAAGTCAGATATAACAGTAAAACAAGTAAAACAGATACTTACAAAAATAATGAACAAAATTTCTGCTACAAAGGAGGCAAATTGGCAATTTAAAGTAAAGTATTATAAACAAGCTATATCTATACTTAATGATAGTATGGAGTTAAATACAGTTGAAGATTATATTAGAATATTCAGGGAAAACGGAATGCAACTCAAAGATGAAGAAAACTTTAAAGCAAAAAATGGTACTTGGAAGAGTACTATACTTCAAAAAATAGATACTATACTTAAGACTGGAGAAGTTGATAACATATCAGCAGACCTAGAAGCTGTAGCAGTTGAAAATTTAACTAAGATACCCGGAATAGGTCCTTCCAAAGCTTCAGAATTGTACCGAGAAGAAGAGATAACAACTATTTCAGAATTAAAAGAACTTTATTCTGTTAATAAAAAGGTAATTAATGAAAAGCAAGCAATTGGATTAAAACATTTTGATGACTTGCAAAAACGTATTCCAAGACAAGAAATGGATACCTGGAAAGAAATTCTAACAGAGACGTTTGATGAAACGCTTAAAGAACTTGGTGAAACTGGTAAACTTGTAATTACGGGTTCTTATCGTAGAGAGAAACCGGACTCTGGAGATATCGATGCGTTAATTACTACGAATGTTCATAACAAAGATCTTATGAACACATTCTATAATAATTTAATTAAAAAGAATATCGTAGCCCCTAGTAATGTTATCTCAAAAGGTCCAATTAAAATAATGACTGTTGCTACTATAGATGAAATATATCGCCATCTTGATATTTTTTATTACACAGCTGATGTATATCCATTTGCTCTTCTTTTTACAACGGGTTCTAAAGAATTAAATACTACTATGAGAGCGCGCGCACTTAGATTGGGTTATTCTCTAAATGAGAGAAATCTTACATATAATTCTCCTTCTGGAAACCCCGTAACAGAACAAGAGTATCTTACGATTATAGAAAAAGAAAAACCAGAAACAGAAGAAGACATTTTTAACTTTTTGAAAATGAAATATCTACCGCCAAAAGATAGATAATAAAATATTTATTATTTACTAAATGAATTGTTATTCATACAAAATTGTAAACGAAACCAATAATCCGATTCTAAAGAACGTTGATATAACTATTATTTTAATAATGGAAGACTCAGATAGATTTAAATATGATTCTTTTTTATTGAATTTAAGTAAGAAAACCGTATTTCAATACAACAAGGGCTTTAGAGCCTGTAAAAAGCCGTCTACAATTGTAAAATCTAATAATGACATTATACATGCTTATTATACAGCTTTTGAATACACAAAAAACCTGAATAATGTCATTATTTTAGAGGAAGACGCCGAAGTTTTGTACTACACAAAAGGTCACTACGAGATTGTAGATGATTATATATCTAAAGATTTTAAAGTTTTTTCATTTGCTACAAATGGAGTATTTACAAGATTAAACGAGAACTTTTATAGCGTTGATGTTGCACATGGTGCTCAAGCTCAAATATTTAGTAAAAATGAAAGGCTTAAAATTATGAATGATATGGAGAATAATAATTTTCTGGGGGAGATAGATGCAACATATTTTAGAAACAATGTTGTTGTTTATAAATATCCTTTGATAGTACAATTATTTCCAGAAACAGAAAATTTCAACAATTGGAGCGGAAACAAGGCATTAAATAAACTTGGGATTAAAATTACTGAATTAGATAAAAATAAGTCTGGTTGGGAAACAATATACATTTTAAGTAAATTAAGGGGTAAAATTACATTTAATACATACTTAGTTATAATTTTACTATGCATATTTGTATTATTTATTTACAGAAAATAATCAATATTAAAATAAAATGTATTATAATTATAATACATACAATGGAATTGTTACGCGATCCAAAAGTTGAGCAACAGTTTCAAAAATTGGTAAGTAAATTTTTATCAAAAAACGACAATTATGATATGAAAAAATTCATTGGAGGTTTACCAGTTACATTAGAACGAGGAGACGTATCTCAATTAATGACGAAGGGTCCGAATGGTAAAAGTAAATACACTGTAACACAAAAGGTAGATGGTACCCGTGTTTTGATGTATATTGGACCAGATTCTGAAACAGCTGATGTTAAACAAAGACAGGTTTGTTTTGTAGACAGAAATATGAAGATATATACAGTTCGTAATGATACAAGAGATATCTTACCATATGTAAATTCAAGAGAAATGCTTCTTGATGGTGAGTTGGTATTTTTTGACCAAGACGGTATAAGTCATAAAGAACTTGAATCTAGATACGTAAAAGGAGTATCTTTTATGACTTTTGATATTTTATTTGGACCCGAGAATATAGACATTACATCTGAAAATATTAAAGTAATGGGACAAGAATTTTCGATGACCGTTCCCGAAGATGGAAAACTTAGAACAGACCCGTGGCCTTACATTAATAGATACGATATTCTTCATAAACTTATTGTTCCGTCTAAGTTTAACAAAGAAGAACCAGTTCTCACTGAAGCATTTAGAAGTGTAAATTGGTTTAATAT